TACTCCATCCGTAACCCTACGGGTCTTTCATGTCCGACGAACAAATGCAGGACGCTACGCCGACTGCAGACAATCAAGAACTTGACGTTCTCAAGAAAAGCATTGAAGCCCTTGAGCGCAAGAACTTCGAGCTGATCGGCAAGCTTAAGGAACAAAAGGAAAAGACCAGCGCCGTGCCTGATGGCGTGGACGTTAAAGAACTGGTGGAGTTCAAGCGCCGCAAGGAGCAGGAAGAACTCGAATCCAAGGGCAAATACGACGAAGCCCTCAAGCAGTACGCCCAACAGTTCTCCGAACGCGAAGAGGAGTTGAAGCGCAAGATTGCCGATCTTGAATCAAAGCTGACCGTCAATCAGCTGGACAACCGCGTGGTTGCAATTCTGGCTGAGCAAGGCGCACACAATCCCCACGATGCTTTGCGCTTGGTCCGTGATCAGCTGAAACTGGACGAGTCGGGCAACCCTGTCGCCGTTGATGGGTACAACGAAGTACCGATGGATCAATGGGTTGAAAAACTCAAGACAGAACGCGGCTATCTGTTCCGTCCGCCCAGTGTCAAAGGTTCTGGCGCTCCTGTCGGTGTCCGCTCTGCTTCCAGCGAAATTCCCGCAGGCATGAAAAACCCGTTTAGCCGCGATCACTTCAATTTGACCGAGCAGTCCCGCCTATTCCGTACTGACCGGGATATGTATGACCGCTTGAAGGCCGCGGCAAACAATGCTTAATATGTATGCGTTAGGTGTGACGGCTACGCCAGATCGCCATTGGGTTACGCCCGCAAAACCACGAATTTTTTAGGTACTGACTCATGGCGACTCTTCGCTCTGATGTCATCATCCCTGAGATTTTCACGCCCTACGTTATTGAACAAACCACCCAGCGGAACGCGTTTCTTGCTAGCGGTGTTGTTCAGCCTCTCGCGGCGCTGAATGCTTCTGAGGATGGTGGCGATTTCGTCAACATTCCCTTCTGGAAAGCCAATCTGTCTGGCGATCTGGAAGTTCTTACTGATTCTTCCAGCCTGACCCCTGGCAAGATCACCGCTGACAAGCAAGTTGGCGTGGTCCTGCATCGCGGTCGCGCATGGGAAGCTCGTGACCTGGCTGCTCTGGCCGCTGGTTCTGACCCCATGGCCGCTATCGGTCAAAAGGTTGGTGCTTACCTGGCTAACCAGCAGCAAGCTGACCTGCTCAAGTGTCTGGAAGGTGTGTTCGGCGCCCTGACCGGTGGCGACTCCCCTGCCTTTGACGCTCTGCGTTTTGACACCAGCGGTGCTACCGCCCTTGGCCCCCGTCAAGTGGCTAAAGCTCGTGCCGTCCTGGGCGATCAAGGCGACAAGCTGACCGCTGTGGCAATGCACTCCGCTTGCTACTACGATCTTGTGGAAAGGAAGGCTATTGATTACGTCCTTTCGAGTGAGATTGCTGGCGGCCTGACTCCCGATAGCGCACAGCCCGACGCTTTCGCCGGTAGCGTTGCTGCTTCCTTCGGTGATGTTCGCGTTCCTACCTACATGGGTATGCGCGTGATCGTCTCTGACGATGTGACCAACAGCGGTGGCAATTACGCTTGCTACTTCTTCACCGATGGCGCTGTTGCCTCTGGTGAGCAAGCTGCTCTGCGTACCGAAGTTGACCGCGATGTGCTTGCTAAGTCGGACGCGATGAGCGTGGACATGCATTACATCTACCACCCCGTTGGTGCTAAGTGGGCTGTGACCACTGCTAACCCGACCCGCTCTCAGCTGGCCACGGTTACTAACTGGTCGAAGGTGTACGAAACCAAGAACATTGGCATCGTGCGCGCCACCATCACTTCCAACTACGACTGATAGGAGGAACTAACGATGGCATCCATTTTCGAAGCAACCGCTGGCAAACTTGTTGGACCCGCTAAAGGTGGCACCGTCACCCAAGGCACCAGCAAGTCCACTGGCGTGACCCTGAACGCTGCTTCGGGTCAAATCACCATGCACAACGCCGCTCTGGCTGACGGCGCCGAAGTCACCTTCACCGTGACCAACAGCGAAGTCGCTGCCACTGATGTCGTTGTCGTGAACCACGGTTCTGCCGGTACTGCTGGCGCTTATGTGGTGCAGGCCAACACTCTGGCTGCAGGATCCTTCAAGATCACTGTGGGCAACGTGTCCGGCGGCTCCCTGGGCGAAGCAATCGTGCTCAACTTCGTTGCTCTGAAGGGCGCTAGCTCCTGATGGGTATGTTCGCCTTCCGGCGACTGCGTGAACGGGAGGTCTCGGCTTCGGCTGGGGCCTCTTTTTCTAATGCAGAGCCCACCCCTAAACTTGAATCAACACCGGAACAAACGGCGCCTAAAAAACGTCGTACGGTAAAGCCCAAGGCGGAGCCTGCTGATGGCAATCACGATTGACGCCACTGTTGGCGGTGCCAGCGCAAATAGCTATCTCACCCTGGCTGATGCTCAGGCGTTGATTGATGGCATGGTCGAAAACGACGACGTGACCGCATGGGCGTCGGCTACTACTGACCAGAAAAACCGTGCGCTTTACACCGCCACGCAGCGGATTGATCGTGAGCGCTTTCTAGGCGCAAGGGCTACTGACACCCAAGCTTTGCAGTGGCCCCGCACTGGTGTTCGCAAGCCCGACACCTACATCAACACCTACGCAATCGGGTTCCCGTTCAAGATCACCACTGACTACTACACCGACACTGAGATTCCTGATCAGATCAAGCAGGCTCAGGTCGTGTTAGCCGTCTACCTCAACAACAACAAAGACGGCATGGGCCTTAGCGGCCTTGAGGATTACAAGCGCGTCCAGATCGGCACCCTGAACGTTGAGACGGCTGGGGCTAGTGCCATGGCTACGGGCGCTGATCGTGTTCCGCCGATCTATGAGCGCTATATGACTGGACTTAGAATTAGCGGACCAGGAAATTTTGCCATCAAGCGGAGCTGATCAATGGGCAGGCATAACGGCATCGACCCCGCTTATAGCCTTGGTGGGGATTTTGTGAATACCACTGCCGCTCAGACTGGCCGCTGGAATCGCATCGTCATCGTCAAAGCCAATACATCGTTCAGCGCTTTGGGCGTTGAGAATTACACCGGCAACAGCTTGGTTGGGGAAGGCTTGCCCGCTGGCTTTGAGCTTCAGGGCGTGTTCACCAGCTTCACTTTGAACTCAAGTGGCGCTGTCATCGCTTACAACATCTGATCATGGCTAAGTCACACGGCGGAGCATCTGAAGTCAATTACGCCCTTGGCGCTGAGGTCATTACTGACACTGCTGTGCACACTGGCAAATTCAGCCACATTGACTTTTACGAAAGCAGCACGATCACCGCGATTGTGTCTACCAATATCACCGACAGCAGCTTTGCCGGTGCATCAGTCGATCAGGGCGCTCACTTGACTGGTTATTTCACGAGCATTCAGCTCCAAAACGGAGCCTGTATCGCCTACAAGATCTGATGGCGCTTTCGACCTCACTGCAGAAAACGGCTCGCAAGCTGATCACAAAGTTTGGCGGTTCGATCACGATTCGCCGCGTTACCACTGGTGCTTACAACCCCACAACGGGTACAGCGACGCCAACCACCAGCGACACCACAATCAAAGGTGTACTGGAGGAGGTACAACAGCGTGAGGTCAACGATCTGGTCAAAGGCAGCGATAAGAAGCTGACCATTGCAGCGGCTGACCTGAGCTTTGAGCCTGCGGTGTCTGACCAAGTGTCAGTATCTGGCCGTGTCTTTCAGTGCATTCAGGTCAATCGAATTGAGCAGGACAACACGGCTATCGTGTTTGAGATGTACCTGAGAGAGTGATATGGCTAGGCAGATCAAGATTGGCGATATTGGCGATTACGCCGAAAAGCAATTCAATGATCTGCTGAAGGCTGCGGTTCTTGAGGCCGACAAGGTACTGAAAAACAACAGCCCCGTTGATACTGGCCGCTTCCGTGCGAGCTGGGCGATTGGTCAAAATGCTGCGCCATTCAAGGGTGTACCAGAAGGCAGTTACCCAACACCGCCCCCGCCAAATGCTGTCAATTATCAGCTCGGGCAGGAGAAAGCTGGCAACGTGTACAGCCTGCACAACAATCTGATCTACGCCGAGCCACTGGCGATCAATGGAAGCCGTCGCACTGGCGTTCCCGAAGGCTGGGTTGATTCGATTGCCAAAAACCTTCAGACTTATGTAAACGCTGAAGCCGACCGCATCGGACGCCAACAATGAGCCTCAATACTCTCCGCTCACATATTGAAGGCCGTATTGCAACTGAGTTTGCATCGGCTCCGGTGCTTCAGGTCGCGTATCAGAACGTCCCGTTCACGCCGCCCAATAATGCCAGTTGGATTCAAAGCAGCATCATTTGGGGTGACTCTGCCTACATGACCATTCAGACCACATCAAGCCGCGGCACTGGTGATGGTTTTGATCGTCGCAATGGCACTTTGGTATTCAACATTTTTAGCCCTCGCGGCAAAGGCCCTGGCGCTGGATTGACGATTGCCCAGCGCTGCATCGACCTGTTTTCACGTTTACAGCTAGAAAATATAAAATTTGACGCTGCAAATGGTCCGCGCACCATCGAACCCGCTGCGCCAGAAGGATTCTTCCAGACTCAAGTGGCCATCACTTTTGAAGCTTACGAGCAAAGCTAGAATCAATCCAGCCACTTACCGTTCACAACAATGGCTGTCACTGTTTTGTCCGGTACGTCCGGCGCCCTCTATTACAAGCCCGCTGGCACCACCGGTACTTTCGGTGAATCTGGTGTCACTGTTGCAGACGACGAGATCACGGTTGAGCCTTATCTCAACTTCAAGGTTGGTGATCCTGTTCAATTCAGCGTTGTCAACAGCCAAACCGGCGGCGCTGGCACCGGCACCCTGCCTGCTGGCATCAGCCTGAGCACCACCTATTACGTCATTGCCTACGCACCGGCAACCGGCGTTCTTCAGGTCTCGGCTACCGCTGGCGGCTCCACCATCACCATCACTGACGACGGCACTGCAGCTGCTCCTAACGAGTTCCAAGTTGCTTACGCCGATTACGCCGCTGTTGGTCAGGTTCAGTCCTGGTCCTTTGAGATCAGCCGTTCTGAAATCGACGTGACCACCATCGGTCAAACCGCCGGTCAGTATGCACCCTTCCGTGCTTACATCCCTGGTTTCGCTGATGGCAACGGCACCGCCACGGTGTATGTGACCAACGAAGATTCCGCCCTGTCCAACCGGATGGTGGAGGACGTGCTGCAGCGTCAGCAAGTTGGTTGCGCCTTCAAGCTCTACACCGACAAGCAGAGCACTGAAGCCCTGAGCCGTTCGATCGCAATGGATGCCGTTCTGCTGACTGCCAGCATGAACATCAACCCTGACGACGCTCAGCAGGTTGAAATCACCTTCCGCCCGGCTGGTGTTCCTACCTTCGACTTCAGCACCTCCGCCTGATAAGCTTCCGCTGGAATGTTCGCCCCTGGGTTGCACCGGGGGCTTTTTTATGTCTAAAGTGATAACAAAGACCCCATTTTTATGCCTGCGCCTGCTTCGTCAGCCCTTGCCCGTCTGAAAAAGGCTGCAAACCTGACGCCCGTTAAGCGTGTGGTGACGTTGACTGATGGTTCGGAGTTTGAGTTTTACTCGGCACCATTGACCATGGCAGAGCGTGAACGCGCTCAGAAGATGCCTGGTGGTGATGACGCCAATGGTTTTGCGCTGAACCTGCTGGTCACCAAGGCCGTGGACGATGCCGGCAAGCGCCTGTTTCAAGCTGGCGAGATCGCTGAGCTGAAGAACGATGTGATGGACGCGGATCTGCAGGCATTGATGCTGGCGATCGTGACCAACCCTGAGGAAGAGGAAGAGATTGACATGAAAAGCGCTAAAAGCTGAACTCAAGAAAGACAACCTGCTGTTGCTGCAACTTGGCGTTGCCAAGGAGTTGGGCTATACGTTGGCTCGACTTAGCGCAGAGGTGACCCTTGAGGAGCTGCTGTTGTGGAGCGGATATTTTGACTTATTGAATGAAGAGCAGGAGCGTCAGTTAAAACGGCGCCGGTAGACTGCTTTTAACAAGAGGGTTGGGCCGTGTCTGTCGTCGCCAATGTTGCCGTCAATCTTGACGCTCGCAATGCGACTCAAAA